CCAGCCTCAGAGATAATCTCTTGCAGCTCTTTCAGCTTCATGTCGCTGCCCGCCGCCTTCATGCCCTCGTGAATAATCACAGGCACGTTCTTGACGGTGAATTGCCATCGCGGGTGATAAACCTGCCCTGTGCTTGTCAGCATGGCCTCGACTTGAGCCTCGCGGGCGATGGCAAGCGGATCCCCAACCTTTTCGTGGAGTTCCGCCGCCGCGCCAAACGTGATTGCCAGCTCGATGTCATGCTCGCCAAGTGTGGCTTTAAGTTTGCGCATCAATCACCTCACGCTGAAGAGGCGGTGTAAGTCACAGCGCCGCTTGACTGGAATGTTGCTGAAAACTCAACGGAGCCGTCATGCTCGCCAGTGACCTCGAAAGATGCGAGATGGAATGTGCCTGAGATGCTTCCCGCTGTTGCAAGCGTTGTCGGAAGTGTGATTGCCAGCGTCTCGCCAGTTGTTGAGGCGTTGTAAAACTCAGCCAAAAGAACCTCATCGGATGAAATGCCGCCTGCGGTCACTTCAACAGACTTAACGCCTGGGGTTGCCAAGAGCGTGCGCCATCCGTTGTCGTCGTCAGTTGTCACATCAACCATCTCGTTTGAGTTGCTGATGCCTCGTGTGCGGACGCCGACAAGTGTCGTGCTGTCCCAGTCGATGATTAAGTCTCTTCCGCTATGGCCTGCCATGTCAGGTCTCCTTCTGGATAGTCAGTTTGAACCGCATAACTCCGTGGCGGGTCTCGCCATCTGGATCACGCAGTGTTTCCGTTAATTCACAAAGGCAGTCTACCACATTATAACCCGCCTTGGAAAGCGTGCCGCGATTGAGGATGTCATATACCTCCCCCATGATAGCCTTTGTTTCTTTGAAGCCCGCCGTTCGGCTCCAGATATGGATGCCAAGGCTCACCTCTTTGCCAAGCGTGTCGTCTGTGTCCCATGCGGTTGCAATGTCGTCGCCGATCACGACATATGGGAAGCGCTCGCGCGGCATTCCTTCGGGCAGATAAGGAACGTCATCATAAACGCCTGCGCTCACGTTGCCGTTGAGGGCGGTGAAGACGATCTCTTGCGCTGCTGTCTCAAAGCTCATGTCTTGCCCTCAAACTTTGCTTTCAATTCTGCCTCGATGCCCTTTGCTGCCTTGATAAAGCTCGGCATAAGCCACGGGCGCGCCGCCATCTTTGATGTGCCAAATTCAAGATATGCGCCGTAAATGATATTTGTGCCAACCTCAGATTCGGGCTTGGCAAGACTGGCAACCGTAAACTCCACATTTGACGCCAGCCGCCCCGTGTCGCTCATAGGGTATTCACCCGCCGCAGATGCGCGGTGCGTGACGTTGCCCCGCTTATACGTCCGACCGCTTGCAGGGCCGCGCTGAATGCCTCGAACAGCGTTTGCGTGCGTGTCCATCGCCAGATCGTTGATCGTTTCCACAACGGCTTCTTTGCTTACATCGCCGAGCCGCTTCAGATCAGCGAAAAGCTCGTCCATGCCTTCAATCTTGACGCTCACCTTGCTCATGAGGGCTTGCCCTCCTCAAGCATAAGCTCCAGCCAATCCTGCATCCCGTCAACGTCGATCACGGCCTTGATATTGTAAGTGCGGCCTCGATACTGCACGCGATCCTCTGCGCTGTAATATGGCGCGCCGTCATCATTTCCACGAAAGCGGATCACGGCCTTGACAGAGAGGCTTGGCGATACGCGCATTGCCTGCACGCGCTCGTTGCCGCTCATAGGCTTCCACATGGCCCACAAGTCATCCCCAGCGCTCCAAGTCTCATTCCAGCCGCCCATGCCATCGCTGGCCTGCGTTTTGCGCTGGATTTTGACGCGAGCGCGAAGCTGGCGGGCGTTATATTTGGAAGCGCACTTTACCATGCAAGCTCATCTCCCCGACGATAAGGCGCAAGCAGGCGCTTGACCTCATCTGTCATGCCATCGCACCCGTCATACATCTGCTCAACGTATTTGCGGATTGCCTCAACGATTGGCGCTGGGATGGATCCGCTGCCATAGCCTGCAACGTAAGTCACCTGCACTGCGTCTTGCGCCCGCAGGTCGCTCGGCCAGACAGAACCTTCGTTTAGGTAAATGCGGCCAGATTGCAGGTCGACCTGATAGTTGCTCGCATCATAGGTGCTGGCGTTGTTGCCGCGATCATACGTCACAACGCTTGTGACGGATTGCAAGGGCGGGAATGGGATGTCCAGCGTGTCACCGCCGCCGAGCAGGTAATTGCGGCTTCCTGTGTGGATGCCAGCGCCCAGTGCAATGAGGCGCTCGTCTGCGTCCGCATACGCAAAGCCGTCTGCCTTGAGAACGAATGTCTCAGTCAAGAGAGCAACCCGCAAGTGCTGCTTGATAGCCTCGGTCGCTGTCGCCAAATAGGCCGATATCACAACGTCATCGTCTGAGTTGTCAACGCGCAGGAACGACTTCATATCAACGATGCTGATTGCAGGTGCGTCAGTGCTTGCGGTGACATAAGCTGATTTACGGTTAAACCTCATTATCTTCGTCCACTTCCACGGCTTCTGGCTCGGATACCGCCGTGAGAGCCGCCGAGACGTCCGCTAGAAGGCGATCCTTTATATTTACGGCCAACCCCCGCCAGCGCGGCTTAATTGCATCTAGAGCGGCTTCTGCCAGCTTCTTCACATCTTGATTAGCCATGCTTCATGTTCCTTTGTTTGCGCTTCATTGGGTGGGCTTTGTTTTCAGGTGCCGAACGTATTGCATTATCTTCATACAATGCGACCACCCCCATCAAAATCAAACATTTTAACAAATCATCTGCCACGGAATGTCTCGAACCTTTGACCCATATTTCGACGTTTAATCCGTCTACGGAAACAGGTCGCGTGTGAAGCATCTCAATATTGGTCATTGCTTGATAAGCCTTTGCATCAACAACTTCTGATCTTAGTGACGGGGCCAGAAAACCAGCCCCGCTTCTAAATTCAGGTGGCAGCCGTGCCAGCGTCGATTGTCGCTGCGCCCATGCTTGCGCCTTCGCGCTTAATGGCATGAACGACCACAACAGCGTCCGTGCCAGTCGTGCCAACCGCAGTCATGCGAACATAACGCTTAGAGCCACGGTAGCCGATTGAGCCAACTAATACGTTATCATCGGAATCGACGGTAACGGTCAAAGCAGCCTCGGTGCCGATCAGGTCAGAATCAGCAACAGCAGTCGCGCCTGCGTCTGTTGTGTCATCGCCTTCCTCAACTTGGAAACCAAACCCAGCAGCCGTGCCAGCATCAGTCACAGTGCCAGTCGAAACCGAAAATGTGACAGATTGCCAACCCTGCATGTCGATCCAGTCGCCTTCAGCTTTAGTAGCCCCTGCGAGTGTTGCAGAAAGGCCAAGGCCATACTCTGCGTCGTTGCGTGTATCAAAAACAGCCATTTTGTTTTCTCCTTATACCGAAACTTTGCCGAGGGCGATTGCGTCAAATGACGTTACATCTCCACCGACGCGCTGGGTTGTGTAATAGGTCACAAAGCCCTTGTTAGTGAACGGGTCACGCAAAATCTGCAAACCTACACGGTCGAGAATTGTGTATGCTTGCGAGAAGTCAGCGTAAACCACTGAGAGAGCGTTTGCCGCAACCGCAGGCATATCATCCATGAAGATGACAGGCTTACCAAGAAGCTGCATTGACGCTTGGCCGTTGGCAAGCAGGAGCGGCGAGAAGAAGTAGTTGTCGCTGCCTTTGAGCTTGAGAGCTTCACCGAATGTGGTGCGCTTCATGCCCCAAGTTGCGCCTGCCTGATAGGCTTCTTTCAGCGAGTTTTGCACTGAAATGAGGCCATCAGCGTTGAGCGCGTCTGCCGTTCCCATTGCAACCTGATTGATTGCGTCACGCTCATATGTGCCAGATGTGGCTTGCGCCGCGTAAGTCAGGAAGCCGCGTGGTTTGTTTACGCCGTCACCAAGAACAAAAGCGGAGTTCTGGGTGCGTGCAAACTTGTCAGCTACTTTGCCAGAAAGCCATGACTCAATGTCGAGGTAGCTGTCCTCAATCATTTCAGTTGTCATGCGCGGATCGGCTTCGATCTTGTGCGCTGCGATAACCTTTTGACCCAATGCTGGGGTATTAGTTTCGCCACCAGATGCGCCTTCACCAGACCAACGTGCAGACGCTTCATTGTCGTCGATCAAGATGTCGATGGACTTTGAGCCAGTGCGTTCAATGTTTGCAACACCGCGCAAAGGCGAAGTTTCAAAGATGCGGGAAACGATGAAGTCAGAAAGCTCTGGACGGACAAGATAGCCACCATCAGGGTTCACGTCAGTAGACATGGCCTTAACTTCAACACCGTCTGAGCCAGCTTTGAAGCCCGCAGGAAGCGTGCCGTAAGCCATATATTCGCGGAATGCGTCACGGTGCTTGGCTTCCATTTCGCCATCATCCGCTTTGCCTTCGCTTGAAGGGCGCTGCATGGCGGCTTCGAGCTTGGCTTGCTTTGTCTGGAGTTCAGACATTTGCGCCGTAATGGCGTCTGCCATACGGTTGTGCTTTTCTTCTGTGATTACGTCTTTCGGCGCATTCGATTTCATCTCATCGACTTCAGCGCGAAGCTCGACAAGCGTTGGGTTGATCTTCTCGACCAAGCCCTTGATTTCTGCAAAGTCAGTCATTTTGACCTCCGATATTAAGCAGGGTTGATTTCAGTAGGGCTTTGAGTTCGTCAACGTCACGCTGATCGGCCTCGGGAACAAGGGCACCTGCCTCACGCAGAACATCCTCGCGCCGCTTCCATGCCGCAGATGCCATTGCTTTGGCTTCTGATCGGCTGAAACTCATTTGACGCAACGCGGCCTCGATGTCGCGAACGTCAGCATTCTTTACGCCAGTGACCAGCGCAGCCGCATTGGCTGGCATTGTCACAAGCGAAGCCTCGAAAAGGTCAACGGCCTTGAGCAAGCGAGCGCCGCCTTTCATTTCATAATCTTTTGTCACATAGCCAATAGATAGGCCATCAATCGCACCAGCCTTGACTAGCTCGTAAACGTCACGGCCCTTTGTGGATTTGATTGCAATGCGGCCCCTCATGTAAAGCCCGCGCTCGTCCTCGGCGTATTCGTCCCAAGTTCCAATCGGATCAAGCATATTGTGCTGCCAGAGCATCTTGGGCTTGCGGCCCTTGAGCGTTTCGGTGAAAGCGCCCTTGACCATGATGTCGCCATAGCTGTCACGGTTGCCAAAGACTGCGCCATATCCCTCGATCTGGCCTTCTTCTCCGACGGCCTTGACGTCAAGGCTCAAGCTCTTCTGCTCAATAGTCATGTGTATCTCGCTTTGCAAAGTTCTGGGTGAGTATAACAGCAAACTGCAAACTTGGAAAGATAGGCGTCAATTCCTATCCGCCCGCCTGAACGTCAAGGCGCAGCGACAGTTGATAACATTGCCCGCCGAGCCGTTCGGGTCGCCGCAAAACATGAGCGGCTCTTTTGTTCCGAATATGGTCGGCACAAGAAAAGGTTGCTCAAGTGCCACACGCTGGCCGTCCATCACGCGGTGGTCGTATCGGTCGTCGTCAATGAATGTGCGCGTGCGGGTGTCCTCAACGCTGTTCCACTGCTTCACAAGCGGGCGGGTTGATTGCTGCGCCGTTCTGATCTGGGCGAATTGACTTGAGCCGTGCGTCTCAGTGCGGGCAATGACGCGAGAGCGAATGAGGGAAAACTCAGGGATTGCCTCGCGCATCAGCTTTGCAATGGCCTCAACGCCCAATCCCTCACGCTGCCCTTCACGGATCACGCCCATGATTTGCTTGCGGGTTGTCTCAAGGATTTGTTGAACCTTCTGCGCGCCGTA